GAAGAAGAAAAGAGAAAATAAACAAGAATATAGAAGATAAACAGTATTTGATAATTATTGAATTTTTTAGTATAATAGTTATCAAATACTGAAATGGGGTGAAATCTAAAATGGGTTTATTTAACTTATTATTTAAAAACAAACCAGATGTAATGTGTTTTATGAATTATGTTGGTGGTTTTCCTGAATGGAAAAAAGATTTTGAATTACTTGTTAAGATTTATGATCAAAAAATTGAATTTGGATTATACAATAAATCTCCTTTAATTGAAACAAATTTATCAGAAATAGATGTTACAATTGAAAATGAAAAACAATTCTCTGAAAGAGTTACAGCTACAAGATTATTACTAGTTGGTATTTTTGCATTCGCCTTTAAAAAGAAGCAAAATATTGAAAATAGATATATTTCATTCAAATTTAAGGAAATTGATTTAAAAGATAAGAGTAGAAAATACAATGATGTTGAAATAGTATTTACATCAAAACATCCTAAACAAATTGATAATTTATATAACCACATTATGAGAATTAAAGCACAATATTAATTAAGTAGATAATAATAAGTTAGATAAAACCTCTTACTAAAAAAGTAAGTGGTTTTTATTTTGTTTAGGGGAGGTGTAAAAAAATGTCTACTTATGCATCTACTTTAAGAATTAATGATCAAATTTCAAGACCTCTACAGGGTATTGTTAGAGCTATGCATATGACTTTGAATGTTATGGAGCAACTCAATTCAGCAACTTCAAGGGATATGCAAATGAGCCAGACCATTGCACAAGCAAGAGGAGAAATCACAAGCGCAAATAGAGCAATTCAAAATATGACACAAAGTATTAGACAAACAAATGGTGATATAAATAATAATACTAATAGACAAAGAGAATTTAATAGCGAAGTTCAAAATTCAAATAGAGAAGTTCAAATGATGGCACAAAATGTTAGACAAACAAATGGAGGTTTAGTTAATTCTGCAAACAATCAAAGGCAATTTAATAATGAAGTTCAAAGAACCGCACAAAGCATTAATCAAACTAATAGTGGCATAAACAATATTTCAAACAATCAAAGTCAGTTAAGTAATAGGATAAATGACACAACTAATAATCAAAGACGTTTTAATAGTGAAGTTACAAGTGCAAGTAGAGAATTTCAAAGAACAACCCAAAGTATTAATCAAACTAATAATAGTATAAACAATAATATTGTTAGTCAAAGTCAATTGAATAATGGTGTAAATAATACCACAAATAGTCAAAGACAGTTAAATAGTGAAGCTCGAAGGTCTACTATGATTGTTAATGAGACAAATACTGGTATAAATAATAATGTAAATAGTCAAAGGCAATTGAATAATGAAGCACAAAGGTCTAGTGGAATATTTTCTAGTTTAAAAGGAGTTATCGGTGGTTTAGTAGGTATTTTTGCTGTAAAGCAAGGTATTGAAACTTTAGACAATATGAGTAATATTGCAGCAAGGTTAAATCTTATTAACGATGGAAGTCAGACACAAGCTGAATTACAGCAAAAAATATATCAAGCAGCACAAGAATCTAGAGGGGAATATTCCCTGATGAGTGCTACTGTTGCTAAACTTAATATGTTGGCGAAAGATGCTTTCCCAACAAATGATGAAGCTATTTTGTTTGCACAACAAATGAATAAGCAATTTAAAATATCTGGTGCATCCCTCCAAGAACAAACAGCAGCCACATACCAATTAAATCAGGCCATGGCAGCAGGTAAACTTCAGGGTGATGAATTTAGATCAATCAATGAAAATGCCCCAATGCTTGCACAGGCTATTGCAAAAGAAATGGGAGCAACACAAGGAGAATTGAAAAAGCTTGGATCAGAAGGAAAAATAACAGCACAGATTATTAAAAATGCTTTATTTAATACAGCAGATGAAACAAATAAAATGTTTGCTAAAATACCCATGACATTTGGAGATATTGGAAATCTAATTAAAAATAAAATGATGATGAGTTTAATTCCTATTCAGCAAACAATTACAAATTTATTAAACTCTGAAGGTGGATCTCAACTTGTTAATAATATCGGAAATGCGCTCACAGCTTTAATAGCAGGTATTAATATATTATTAAATGCAATTATATCCATTGGTTTGTTTTTCCAAAATAATTGGGGAACAATTCAACCTATTCTTTATGCAATTAGTGCAGCTTTTATCCTATGGGGAATGACTCAAATACCAATGCTTACACTTAAATTATGGTTAATGCTTGAACCTATCATAGCACAAGCAGCAGCATGGTTAATTTTAAATTGGCCTATACTCTTAATTGGAGCAGCCATAGGACTATTACTATATGCAATGCTAAATTTCGGAGATACTACAGTACAAGTAATTGGTATTGTTGGTGGAATATTTGGTGTACTATTTGGATTTTTATTTAATTTGTTTGCAGGATTTGCCAATACTGTTTTATCAGTGGCAGAATTCTTTGCTAATGTATTTATAGATCCCGTGTATGCTATTCAAAAATTATTCTATGATATGTCTATAAATGTTTTAAGCTTTTTGACAAATATAGCAAAAGGTATTGAAAATGTAATCAATATGATACCTGGAATGAGTACAAATATAACTAGTGGAATGACAGGTATTCTTGATAAATTAAATTCTGGTAGAGATAGTCTTAAAAGTGAAAAAGACGTAGTTAAATTAATGAGATTTAATCAGGTTGACTATGGAACTGCATTTGACAAAGGGCAAGAAATTGGAGTGAAAGCAGGACAATTTGCAGTAAATGGTTTACAAGATATTTCGGGAATGATTGGCGATAAAATGAATTCCTTACTAAATAGTCAGGAAAATCTTTTTGGTGATGGTAAAGGTAATTCACAAATTGGTTCAATTAAAAGTGATGTAAAAATTAATGCTGAAGATATTAAATTGTTGCGTGATGTAGCTGAAAGAGATGCAGTAAATAAAATATCAACTTTAGCTCCAAATATTTCTGTAACATTTGGAGACGTTAGAGAAACGGCAGATGTAAATGGAGTTGTAAGCAGGATTAAAGAAATTTTATCGGAACAGATTTCATTGTCCGCAGAGGGGGCGTATGCATAATGACTGATGAATATGGTATATTTTTTGATATGGAGGGCGTTACAATACGTCTTCCTGTCAATCCTTCAGAGTTTAGTATTAAGACAAAAAGCAGTAATAAAACCTATGAATTAGTTAATATAGGTGAAATTTCTATTATAAAAGACATACCTTTAAGAGATTTAAGTTTTAAAAGTTTTTTACCTGAAAGTCCTAACTATCCTTGGGTTGTAACAAAAAATCAATTTAAATATCCTTCATTTTATTTGAATAAGTTTAGAGAATATAAAGAAAGTAAAAAACCTGTAAGATTTATTATTACAATGGGATTATTCAATAAATTTAAAAGAATATCGCGAATATAGTTCTAAAAAATTAGTTGTTCAGAAATCTTCTATTTCAAGTGCAAAAGTAGAAATTATTAGTACACAAGATGAAAGACCAACTACTAAAGTTCCACCAAAACAATATACGGTTAAATCAGGGGATACGTTATGGGTAATTGCAAAAAAAGAACTCAATAATGGATCAAGATATACAGAAATAGCAAGTTTTAATAATATTTCTAACCCTAATCTTATTTATGTTGATCAAGTTTTAATTTTACCAGATTTGTAAAGGAGAAAATATGAATATTGAATTGATAGTACAAGATAATTCCAATGGAAATATTTATAATGTTTCAAATTTAGTAGAAGGACAAATTACTTGGTCAACAGAGAGATTAGGTGGAGCTAGTAAATTAGAATTTAGCATTATAAATGATAGTATTATTAAATTTTATGAAGGTTCTGTTGTAAGATTTAAATATGGAAAAGATAATGTATTTTATGGTTATGTCTTTTCAAGAGGTAGAAACAAGGACAAAATAATTAAAGTAGTTGCTTATGATCAAATGAGATATTTAAAGAATAAAGAAACATATCCGTTTGAAAATCAAAAAGCTAGTGAAGTATTAACTAAAATAGCAAGTGATTGGGAATTAACAATAGGAGAAATAGAAGATACAGGATATGTAATTCCATCAATGATTGAACAAGATAAAACATTACTAGATATGATTTATAAAGCTAATGATTTAACATTAATATCAACAAAAAAACTATATGTTCTATATGATAATTTTGGAAAACTTGATTTAAAGAGTGTTGAAAGTTTGAAAACAGATTTAATAATAGATGGTGATACAAATTTAACCAATTTTGATTATTCTACTTCCATTGATAGTGATACAGCAAATCAAGTAAAATTAGTAAAAAATAATAAAGAAACTGGAAAACGAGAAGTTTATATTGTAAAAGATAGTAGCAATATATCAAAGTGGGGAAAATTACAATATTATGAAGTTGTTGATGATAATTTAAATGAAGCACAAATTACTGAGAGAGCAACACAGTCTTTAAGTTTATATAATAGAGTTTATAAAAAATTAAATATTCCTGTTCTTGGTGATATTCGTGCCAGAGCAGGTTTTAGTATTTTTATAAATAATTTAGATTTAGATGATATGAAAATAAATCAATTTATGCTTATTGAAAAAGCAACTCATACTTTTGCTAATAATGACCACACTATGAATCTTGAATTGAGAATAATTTAATAAGGTGGTGGTTATGTGTTACAAGAAATACAAAGCGCAATTAAAAATATGACAGATAATATGAAATTAACTGATTATGTTTATGGAGAAGTAATAAGTATTGAACCATTAAAGATTAAAGTTGATCAAAAATTAACTTTAAATGCAAGTATTATTATTTTAACTTCTGCTGTAATTGAAAAAAAGATTAATTATAGACATACTCATGGATATTTAGATACAAATGATTCTAGTTCTTATAATAGAACAACAAGCACAGAATCGCCAGATTTAAGTGAAATTATCATTGTTGAAGGATTAGCAATTGGTGATAAAGTTTTAATGCTTAGAGTTGAAAATGGACAAAAGTTTATTGTTTTATCAAAGGTTGTGATTTAATTATGGCTTTAATACCTAATAGTGTAGCAACAATAGGAGAAAATGTTGAAATAGTAAGTCAACCAACTTATACCTATTATTTAGATTTTGCATACAATAAAATTGTTAGATTTACAGATGGAAAAGAAGCAATTAAACAAGCAATTTTAATGATACTTCAAGTAGAGAGATATGCATATTTAATTTATGATTGGAATTATGGTGTAGAAATCGAAGACCTTATTGGAAAAGATCCTCTATTTGTTTTAGCAGAGATTGAAAGACGCATCACAGAAGCATTATTACAAGATGATCGAATAATTTCATTATCTGATTTTGTAGTCAATCAAATTAATGATAATGATTTTGTCATATCCTTTACAGCCAATACTACAGAAGGAGATGTTGATATAGGAGGAGTGAATATAAGTGTTTGAAACTACAAAAACATATGAAATAATTTTAGCTAATATGCTTGCTAGTGTACCTAGTAATTTTGATAAAAGACAGGGAAGCGTAATTTATAATGCATTAGCACCTGTTGCAGTAGAGTTAGCACAAACATACATAGATTTAGATAGTTTGCTAAATAATGCTTTTGCTGATACTGCATTAGATAATTATTTAAATTTAAAATGTTCTGAAATTGGAATTACTAGAAATCTGGCAAGTAAGACAATTCAAAAAGGAGTTTTTACTGGAGCAAGTTCAGCACCATTAAATATTGATATTGGAAGTAGATTTACTGTTGCAAATTCAAATATAAATTTTATTGCTACAGAAAAAATTGCTGATGGACAATTTAAAATGCAATGTGAAGTGGCAGGAGCCATTGGAAATACGGTAATAGGTCAATTGCTTCCAATATCATATATTAATGGATTAGAAACAGCTAATTTAACAGAAATTCTTATATTTGGAGAAGATACTGAATCAAATGATGATTTAAGAGTTAGGTATTATAATAAAGTTCAAAATAATGCA